CAAGGCGATCGGGTTCTCGACGCACAACGCGGCGGCGGTATGGACGACAGGCAGTCGGGCACTGTCAACGCCAGCCGATTACAAAGCGGACGTATCGGCACTTGCCCTGGAGGCGTCGCTGTCCGACGGCTCGGTTACGCTACACAGCGACTACGATGCAGCGAAGTCGGCTTACACCGGCACGCCGCCAACAGCCGACGCAATCACTACGGCAGTGTGGGCAGCGGGGGCGCGATCGCTAACCACCTTTGGAACCCTGGTTACGGATATTGCAACGGCTGTTTGGTCGGCCGGGACTCGCACACTTACGGCGTTTGGATTCACCGTGACAACCGACAGCGCAAGTCGCACGGCAAGCAAGGCCGATGTGTCGGGTCTGGCTACGTCAGCAAACGTAACTGACGCACACAGTACCACTGACGGCAAGATCGCCTCTCTAAAAGACTTCGACCCGACCAGCGATAAGGTTTACCTTGGCAACGGGGCACACGGCGGAGCAGCGACTACGCTTGTGCTGTCTGGGTATAGCGACTTCGTAGGTGCGTCTGATATAGCGGCGGCCATTCTGGTTACCCCAGCAAATAAGCTGGATACGGATGCCAACGGTAAAGTAACACTGCAAAGCAATGCAATTACATCGGGCGTAATTTGTACAGATGCCATTGGAGCCAGCGAATTAAGTGCCGCAGCAGTGAACAAGATCGCTGACGCAATTTTGCAACGCGACGTTGACAATGTGGAAGCAACAGCAGGCGAACACACGCTATGTACAGTAATCCTAGCCATGATGGAGAGTTCGGTTAGCGGTACAACCTGGACGATCAAGCGTACTGATGGAGCAACTACCCATGCCACAAAAACAGTGACTACCGATTCGGATGCTAGTCCAATCACAGGAGTAACCTAATGGCCGCTGGTTGGTTTGACATTTTGCGACGGGCGTTGGGTTGGCACAGCGCAGCACCGCCGGATTTGGCTACAGTCAGTGAACGGTTTTCGTTGCAAGGAACAAGTGAAGCGCGGTTATCAATCGTGGGAACAAGTAATCAGCGGTTGTTATTACAAGGTACAACCGACAGCAGAATTACACTGGTGGGAACGTAATGAGCGTGCAAGAGCAAGCAAGGCATGTAGGCGACACTAGCGTAGCTGTTGCGGCTACTCTCGTTCGACCGGATAACACGATAGTAGACCTGACCGACCTAACTGTATCGTTCAAGATGGTAGATTCGGAAGGGGATGACAAGGTTGCTAAGACCACCGATAACGTCACAGTCACTGACGCCGAAGCTGGGCAGTGCCAATACGATTTGCAAACCGCAGACGTAGATACGGAGGGAACTTTCTACGCCTACTTTATTGTAGGGGATGGCGGAGATGACACATTCCCCGTGGAGCGCGGTGAGTTCAGAATCAGGTTTATGCCGGATATTTAGTCATGGAAATCAAAAATCTAAACCGTTTGCGCAGGAAGCTGGAACACCTTGCAAAGTCGCGGTTGGAATCCCCAAACGCCATTGGTGGCGAAAGTGTAATCGTTGGATACACAGCTAACTACGCGGCATACGTCCACGAGAATTTGGAGGGTAGACCTAATCCTCCACGGTCGGATGCACAACGTAAAGCGATGTTTGCCAGTATACGTGAGAACGAGGAGAAGGGGCACACTGGATGGCAGGTCGGGGAATCAAAGTTCTTGGAAAAGGCTGCTCGACGATTAGACAACAACGGAACATTGAGCGGTGTTATCACGAAGGCAATGTTGCGGGGAACCAAACTTCAACAAGCTCTGTACTTGGCGGGGTTGCGTATCCAACGGGCAAGTCAAAAACTGGTGCCTGTTGACACCGGCAACCTCAGAGCTAGTGCATTTACGAGAAAAGAATAATGAGCGGTAGTTTAGACCATTCACCGGCCGACGTGGTGCGGCAATTGCTGATCGATCTGGGTCTAGGTACTAACCCGGACGATAGCGGTGCGTGGCCAATCTACTGTTCTCGGACGCCGAGCACGCCCGACAGCGCAATAACGGTTTACGACACGGAGGGACGGCAAGGAGGCCGTGTAATGACCGACGGAGAGCGACAAGAACACTCCGGCATTCAAATAGCAATACGAGACGCAAATCACGTAAATGGATTTGCTAAATCCAGACTGCTTGCGATTGCTTTGGATAAAACTGTGAGTCAAAACAGCGTGGTAATTTCGGAAGCCACGTATCTAGTTCATTCAATCTCCCGCACAGGAGACGTTATAGTTGCCGGAAAAAATGTTCCAACCGACAAGCGTAATTTGTTTACTATCAATGCCGTAGTTTCACTGCGGCAAAGTTCTTAACGAGGAGAATAGCAATGGGCGCACCTTCAGCAACAAGCAGAGAGACCCCAAGTGGTATCAAGTTGGATGACGGGTATCAAACACTGATAACCGTTCTGGCAGACCCAGACATTAGCGTTTGGGAAAAGTCCATCACTCCCCCTGGCCTTGACGGTGGGGACGCCAACGACACAACGACGATGCATAACGTCACGTATCGCACGTTTTCGCCACGAGCGTTAAAGACGATGACCGAGATGACCACAACGGTGGCCTACGATCCGGACATCTACGACGAAATCCTGGCGGTAATAAACGAAGAAACTACGATTACCGTCACGTTCCCCGACGGCAGCACACTGGCATTCTTCGGATATGTCAGAGTGTTTGCGCCTTCAGAAGTGGTTGAGGGAACACAACCTGAAGCAACAATCACGATCCAGCCGACCAACCAGGATTCGGATGGAGCAGAGCAAGGGGCAGTAATGACCGAAGGTGAAGGCACTTAACGGGGCCTTCCCTTAACAATTTCCAAGTGAGTTTCAAACAGGAGTGAATTACGATGGGCGAAGAACTGAACTTTGACAGCGTTGAAATGATCGAAATTCCAGTGACAATTGCAGGTACGCGGTACACACTGCGAGAAGCAAACGGCAGCACGGCGACTCAATATCAAGACGCCATGTTAAAGTGCGCTACTCTTGGCGAAGACGGCAAACCTGTGAGGATTGAAGGCATGGGAGTCATTGATCCCAAATTGGTTTCGATGTGTTTGTTTGATGCGGAAGGGAAATCAGTACCAAAAGCTGTAATCCAAGGATGGCCGAGTCGCATTCAAAGGCAGTTGGCCAAGAAGGCAAGGAAAATTAGCGAATTAGATGAAGGCGACGAGACATTGGAATCGTTGACGGAGCAACAGAAAAAGATTGCTGAGAAGATCGCAAAACTGTCTAAAGGCAGTTCGGCAAAAAACGAGCTAAAAGCCTAGGTGGGTGGCTGCGGTTGGCTACCCATCTAGGCATGCCGTTGCGGCGTTGCATGCGGGAACACAGCTACCGCGATTACTTAACTTGGATGGCGTGGTTGGATGAGCAATGGGAAATGCCATCGCGAACAGACCACTATTTGATGCAAATTGCAATGGAGATTCGCCGTGAATTTGTTAAGCAGCCGCCACGGTTGGAACAATTCAAGATACCCTTTACGCGCAAAGAAAGGGTAATTCGGAAATCACCACCCGTTACCCAGCGTCGTGGTAAGAAACCCAAAAAGAAGCAAGTGACACAGCAAGCAAAACGCCAATGGTTGAGTTTGTTTCCCCACTTAAAACCAAAGAAAAACAAGTAGATGGCCACTGAAACCGAACTTGAACGGCTTGTTGTTCGCCTGGTTGGTGAATCAGTAAGCTACCAGAAGATGCTCAAGGACGGCATACAAGGTGCTAAAGAGGCAGCAGACAAGATTGAGACCGCCGGCAATCGGATGGAAGCTGTTGGAAAAAGACTCCAAAGAGTTGGCCAGGGGTTCAAGTCTATCGGTCGCCGAATGTCAATGATGATTACAGCCCCGCTGTCTTTAATGGGCGGTCTTGCTACGCGAGAAAGTATAAAGTTTGAGACTGCTTTAACCAGATTGAAAAACCTTGTTGGTCTTTCAGAAAAGGAGGTTGCCCAATTTAGAAAAGAAGTTCTGCGTCTAGCTCCAGCCGTAGGTAAAGGACCCGCAGAGCTAACAAAAGTTTATGAGGCCATCACCTCCGGCGGTCTTCGCGGGGCAAAAGCTATGGAGGCATTGGAAATTGCCGCCAAAGGCTCAGCTATTGGTATGGGGGATGCCACTGTTGTTGGCCGCACAGCATCTTTGGCGATGGCGGCTTATGGCGAAGAGGCCCTAAATGCCACGAGAGCAACTGACATCCTACGTGCGGCTGCCGAGGCTGGAAATGCAGAAGCCGCCCAATTTGCACCGGTAATGGGTCGCCTGCTACCATCAGCTAAATACCTTGGAATAGAATTTGAGGAAGTTGCAGGCTCCATTGCGTTTATGACTCGACGTACCGGTGACGCGGCACAGGCGGCTACAGGCTTTAACGCCATTATGTCTAAACTAATGGGTGCTGGTATTCAAGCTGATATGCAAGAACTTCTTGGCGGTAAAGAGGCTGGTATGCCCGGTTTGAAGCGGGTACAGAAAATTATTGCCGAGCAGGGATTGCAACAAGGTATGCAAGAGCTAGACAAGATTCTCAAAAAAGGCGGGTCTAGCTTAGAAGAGTTCTTTTTAACCCAACAAGAGGCATTTAGAGCAGCAGTGATGATGACTGGAGATGCTGCTGAAGAACTGAGTCAAGTTATTGATAGCACTACAAACTCGGTTGGGGGTATTCAAAAAGGGTTCGGTGTTTTTACGGACACGATGGAAGGGCAGTTTGCAAAAGCAATGGCTGCCAACAAAGCTCTGATGATTGAAATTGGTGACATGCTTGCACCCATAGTGCGAAAGTTTACTCAATTTGGGCTTGGAATGATTGACGTTTGGAGCAAACTTACCCCCTCAATGAAGAAAGTTGTAGTTGCGTTGGCGGCAATAGCGGCCGCAGCGGGGCCGGCAGTATTAGGAATCGGTGGAATGGTTTCTATGATTGGTTTTACCATTTCAGGTTTTGGTCAAATGCTACCTTTGATTCAGCGCGGCATTCTGGCAATGAGGGCATTTGGTTTATCTGCTACGATAGCTTGGGGGGCGGCCACGCTGGGAGTTACATTGGCTATTGCAGGCATCATAGCGTTCATTGCCTGTTTAGTGAAAATCCAACAAAAGACCGGCGCATTCGATCCCATACTTAACCGTTTGCGAGATCTATACAAACAGATACACGATCGAGTGGTTCCCGTTTTTCAACGTCTGTGGAAAATGGTCCAAACGAAAATCGCACCAGTGCTTGCCCGTCTTGCTGACAGGGCGATTAAATTGCTACTTGCAGCGTTTGAATCACTTTGGCCTGTTATTGAAAATGAAGTAGTCACGGCTGTTGAATCGTTTATCACAACACTGGAAATTGCACTCGATGTGGTAGATAGTTTAACTGGGGGATTAGACGAGTTGTCTGATGCCGGCAAAAAGGTGCATACATCAATAGCATTCCTTAAAGGACTAGGGGAAGGTGTGGGAACAATTGGCGTGGGTTTACTTAGACAGGTGATACCCAGCACTGCAAGAGCGGTGGCAATAGCCGGTAGCGCGGTAAAGATGGGTGGAGCTATTCAAGGCAGTGGGAGCAGTAAGGACGGCAGAGTTGGGCCATCTGCTATAGACCTCCGTGGTTCCACCAATCCGGCACAAGACTTTTTTGCCAGCATGGATAAGGGAAACGCATTAGACCAAGCAATAAAGAATTTCACAGGTTCT